AAATCCATTTGTTTTTGAAGTTTTGGATCTTATATCTAAGCAAAGAAGTAAAGCAAAGAAGATTGAAGTTCTGAAAAAATATGAACATGTTTCACTTAAAGCAATTTTTATCTGGAATTTTGATGAAAGTGTGAAGTCAATGCTCCCAGAAGGTGATGTTCCTTACTCTGGTTTTGAAGATCAGGTTAAATCTAGTGGATCTTTAACTACAAAGATCAATGAAGAAACACGTAGAATGCATGAGACTGACTCATTTTCTCTAGGTTCTAGTGATAGGAACGGACACACCACAATCCGTAGAGAAGCAAAACACTTTTATCATTTTGTTAAGGGTGGTAATGATGGAATGAGTTCTATTCGTAGGGAAACAATGTTTATTAATATTCTTGAGGGACTTCATCCACTTGAGGCAGATATCCTTTGTTTGGTAAAGGATAAAAAATTATCTGAAAGATATAAGATTACCAAAGAAATTGTTGCAGAGGCATATCCTGACATTCAGTGGGGAGGTCGTTCCTGAATTATGAGAGTACTTCATGAAAATTGTGACCCTGAACTTGCACAAGATAAAAGTCTTCCCTCCAATGCTTATATAATTGAATATAAATCAGAAGGAACTTCGTGTTTTGATATCGTTTCAGCAGGAAAACAATCTGAAATTTTTGATGCCTATTGGGACAAGCATCGTGATAACTTTGTGACTATGAAGCAAGCAGAGGGTAGAATCAATCCTAAGCTCTGGGGTAATGAACCACCCAAAACCAAAAAGAAGAAATAATTCCAAAAATATCGGAAAAAAAATTCCGCAAAATTTTTGACCTGTAGGGTCGATTATAAAAATGTCACACCACCCTATACGGGGTGGTTTTTTATTGCTATACTTACAAAGTAATCAAGCAATCACAAAATAGTAGTATGGCAAAATCTAAAAAATTCGAGTTTCACTACAACTCTGGTCTTTCCCGATTCATTGCTCAGGAGCTTCAGAGGCTTGATCATATTAGAACCGATGAAAAGTATTTTCGTACTGAGCTGAGGGTCGGTCGATACCGCAATATTCAGAAGTTGATTGAAGATAAGATTCAAAGACTTGAAGAGACTGAAGAACTAATCGAGCACGAGTGTGCTGTAACCGGAAAGGAGTACAAATAAAACTAATGGAAGCTAAAATCACTACTATTTCTTTTGCGAAGTTGTTTCTTGATGACATACGTACCCCACCTGATGAAACTTGGACTCTCGTGAATAACGTCCCTGATATGATTCTCCTATGTAATGAAAATGAAGTAACTCACATTTCTCTGGATCACGATCTGGGAGATACGGACCCTGACCACTCAGGTTACGACTTTATGTGTTGGTTAGAAGAAGCAGTATTTCTAGAAAAATATGATAAGTATAGTTTTCCAGATGTAAAGTTTCACACCGACAACCCAGTTGGACGTAATAATATGAAAAGATCATTAGACCATATTCACAGGATGCTCCTTTCATAGATTTTATCCACTTCCCAAACTGTCCACCAATCCCCCCACAAGGGGGAAAACCCTTTATTATTAAAGACTCAATGCAAACCACCATGATCGACTTTCAAACCTTTGAACTCAATCGTTTCTCTCAATTGTTGGAGACAATTCACGGTTACACTGACAACAATCTCAGGTATCCTAAAGCAGGAGAATTGGTTGAGAAAGCACTCGATGTATACAGCAATGGATTGCTGACCCGAGTTAATCTTCCTGGTGTTGATTTGATTGGTCCTGGTGGCACAACTTATGAGTCAAAGGTCACTCAGTTTGAAAACAAATCACAGATGGCAGTGAGAGGGTTGATTCTTAAGAATCGTCGTGCTG